ATAGGAACTTGTAAAGGCGGGGAATGCCCGTGCCCTCAATGTCCATTTTCATATAGGCTTCGGTGATTTCAATCTTGCGCATAGACGGGTCAATACTGCTTTCCGTATCGTCGGAATCGTACCCGCGCCGCACAAAGTCCTCCTCCTCATCAACAACGCCGCCAACGCCGCCAAGCTCAAACACCCGTTCAAAATCAAAGCCCATTGCCACAAGGTCGCCAACACGGCCCTCGGACCTGTGGCCGCAGACATAATAGTCATCCAAGCTGATAGCGTCGCGGTCTACGAAGAAGTCCTCCGGCGCAATGCTTTTGATTTTGATTTCACCGCGTGAACTGGTCATGGCCACCTTGGCGCTGTAAACCGCCGGGGAAACCATCATGCCCATTTGGTCAATCTGCGCTTCCTGCGTCATTTCGGAATCAATGATTTCGGCTGCGTCGTCGCTTTCAAGAAGCCTGAATTGGTCCTCAGACAAACCCGTGTATTCGTCAATCTCTACGTGGTCCGTCTCATCGTAATACGCTTTTGCGATGCCGACCTTTTTGACAAGCGCGTCATGAATAACGTCGCTGAGAATGTCAAAGCCGTTGTTGCGCGCAAAAACATACTTGGCATATTTTGTTGCTTGCTCTGCGGCCTTCACCGCATTAGGATTGCGCGGCGTAAACTCAACAGGGCTGCCGGACTGCAAAAACACCCGCATAAGCGCAGGCTTGATTGCGCGCACAGTGTCTCGGCACTTGGTTGCAACAACCTTTGACCGACCTTCCTCGCTTTTGACCTTAGTTCTGCCGTCAAAGTATTTCTGTGCGGTGATGCGGTCGGGCGCAATTTCGCTTTCAATAAACGACACGGCGTCCTCAATCGCTTGGGATACCGCGTTGCCAATTTCGTCTTCTGAGAGTTTTTTAGGTTTCATAGTTTACCTTTGTCCTTGCATTCGCGGGCATCAGTGGCAATATCGTAATTATGGAAAACACATTCACAGTTTTGTTTCGCTTAGGCATACCCGCTTCAATCTTTGCGTTCGCGGTTGTTGCGCCGGAAATGTCAGCCCTATGGGTTCCCGCTTTTATTTCGTGGGTCATCGGCTCATTCTTGATTGGGCGCTTGGGACGCTAGAAGCCCGCCCGCCGCAGCCCGTTCATAATTAAGCATTGTTCTAGGTGCCAGCGGCGCGCCATTTCTGACTAATTCATCAAGCAAGCCTACTTGACGACGCGATAGCCGTTCGCTTGCAAACTGCCCCACTTCGCCCAGCACCGACGGCACAATAAATAGCGGGTTAGCTGTGCCCCCCACCGCCATACCAGCCCCAATGCCTGCCATAGCGGAAAGACCGCCCGATGACGGCGCGAGGCGCGACAACGCGCGCAGCTTATTGCCCATGAACGTGCCCTCAACGATTTCTTCCATCGCCGCAAGTTCTTCTGACGAAAACCCTCGCCGCCTTGCATCGCTGTCAAGTATGGCGCGGATATTTTGGCGAACCGTGTTTACTGCGTTTCCGCCTGTTCCCGATGTTGACGCCCTGCGCATGGCTTTAGTTATTGCGCCAGTTCTGCCGCTTAGTTCATTAATCCGGAATGCCCTTTGCGCAAGTTCACGCGCCGTTCTTAATGCAGCGATGGCCTCGCTAGGATTGTTCCCCATAGTGTCACCCGGCGTTAGCGACCCGAGGTATTCGTCAATCTCGTTCTTCATCATCACGCCAATGCGGGCTTCGCCAGCCTCAGCCGACCCGGCAACGTCGCGGCCAATTAGTTGCCGCTGGGTTTCAACCTGAGAAATGGTGGGGTTTGTCGGCATGTTGCCCATATTGCGGATTCGCACTGTTGCGCGGGGATGCAATTCTGGATGCACGCCCTCACGCAAAGCCATATTATCCATTCGGCCCAAAAGTCCATCGCGCGACTGCTGATTAATAGTCGTGCCAGAGTTTTCAACGGCCTGATATGCGGCATCACGCCCGGCTGTCACTTCATCATAGGTCGGTGCCGTTGGCCCCGTGCGCAAGTTCCTTGAAGCCGCGATGGGCGACAGCCCGCCCGCCAAACTTGCAATGAAGTCGGCGGTTTGGTTGCCCGGCGCGATTTCTTGCGAAGTCTGCCCAGCGACTCCGGCCCCCACCGAAGACGCCGCTTCTAAGCCGAGGAATCTAAGAATAGCGCCGGAGCCACGCGCCATTACGCCAGCGGGAATAACCATAGCGCCGGCCTCTTGGCCAACGCGCCGCGCAAACCTTTGCGTCAGGTTTTGCGGGTCGTCTTCTGAGATAGCCCGCCCCATCATGCCCTCAATGCTTTGGCTTCCCAAAAACGGGTCTGTGATGGGCTGCATGTTTGTTCCGGCAACGGCGTTGATGCCGCGTGCGCCAAGGTTAAGTGCGCCCGTTAGCATATCGGCTGGAAAGCCAGCCACGGCTGCGATGCCCTCGTTAACGCCGCTCATGCCTTGCTCAAGGTTGTTGGTCTGTGGCCCCGCAGCCGTCGCCGCTGCTGGTTGTGGTGTGCGCCTTGCAAGGGTTTCGGAGCGGGCCACACGGTCAATCACGTCTTGGCTTGTGCCAGCCGGAAACTCAAGGACGGTCCCGTCAAAAAGTTCGATTTCCATTATATGCGGTTCCCTTCTGCGTCATACATAACTCGCCCGCCCCCGCCCGCAGATGGCGTTGTGCCGCCCTCCAAAAAGCTTGGACGCCCGCCGAGCAGTGCATCCAATGCTGCTGGGTCTCCTGTCGCATATGCTTGGGTCAGAATCCGGGTGTATTGCTGTTCAATTGTGTTGATTGACCGCAGCACCTGGTCCGTGGACTGGCCCAAATCAAGGTTTGCTATTGAGCTTTCAAGCAATGCGAGTTCCGGGGCGGAAACAGAGCCAAGAGCGCCGCCAGTTGGGCTTGCCGCGCGCATAGCCGACAACTGGTCAAACGCTAGGTTTGCCCTGATTGTGCTTGCCGTAGCCCTCGCGTCATAAGCCTGAGACCCCGGCACGCCTTGAAGTAACGACCCAAACAGCCCAGTTGTGGTCCCGGGGTTTTGCTCAATGGCCGCGCGCAGGTCGTTAACAGTTGTCAACACGTTAGTTGACCCTACGACTGCGCCAGCGGATGCCAGAGCATCGGTAGCCGCTGGGTCCACGTTGCCGCCGGGGGTCGGGCTGGCCTCACCGGTCTCAATGTTGACGCGCCAGCCCGCTGGCATGCCAGCGTCAGCCCCATAAAGATACTGTCCGGTGCCTACGTCGCCTGTGTTGATTGTAGTGCCGCCGCTAAACGCGCGCCCCATTGCTGTCTGTGGGTCCATGCCTTGAGAGATTAGAAAATTGTAATTCTGCATGTTGCTTGTCTGGCTAGGGGCCGCATTTGCCGCCTGCATAGCCTGCAACGCTGGTTCGACGCCGACGGCCTCGGCCATTGCCGCGAATTGCTCACCGTTCGGCTGGCTGCGCATCCACTCGATTGTCTGGTTCACTCGTCCGGCCCGTGCCGCCTGCGCGCGCTCTTCGCCCTGCTGTTGGTTGCGCGTATCAAGCGCAGCCTGTGCCGGACCCTCAAGGCCCATGACCCCCATGCGGCCTAGCGCCGGAGCAATGCGCGCCAGCGTGTCGCCAAACGATTGCCGATTGTAAAACGGCTGTGAAGTTTCGCCTTGTGCGCTCGGGTCGCGTCGTTGAATGCCCAAAGAGCCTAGAAGCCCTTGGCGTTGCTGTGGCTGGTCCATTTGCTGTGCCTCGTTTGATAATATGCCGCCTGAAGGCGAGAACTGTGCTTGTGTGGCCCGTCCTGCGTCGGCGTTGCCAAACACATGATCCCCGATGCGCGTCCAATCCCCACCATTTTCCATGCCCCAATTGGGCTGGGAGATAGAGGGGTTGTAGTAGTGGGTCGCGCCGCCCGTCGGGTCGTTGTACTGCCCGCCAATAAGCGTGTCCGCCGCCGTGTAGGCATCACCGCTTGGCGTCATTCTGGCCATGTCTTGGCCCTGTTCCCCGCCCGCGTATCCCGTCACGCTATTCCATGCAGAGAACTGGCCGGGGCGCATAATCACGCCCCGCAGCCCGTCACCGTAGCCCGGTGCGCGCGCGCGGTTCATAATGACGGAACCAGCCGCTAACATCCCAGACGCGCCTTGATTGCCCGCTTCGGCTTGTAGCGTTCTTGCTAGGAGTTCGCGGTCAGAAATTGCCATCTATTACCCCAATACCGCCGCCAAGCCGCCATAGTTTACGCGCAAGAAGCCGTCAGCCCCATATTGCACAAGGTGCGGGTGCGTCTCTTGAACCTCTTGAGCCATAACGCCGACCGTTATCTGGTTCGGATCTGCAATGCGCTTGCCGTCCTCGTTCCAGTCCCAAGAATAGACGTTAAAGCCGCTATCAGAGCCAAGAAGTTTGATGTTGGTCTTGAGCCGGATGTCTGACAAGGACGCGCCAAGGGCTAGATAATCAAAAAGCCCAGCGTTCTTTTTTTCCGTCTGGGTGTTCTGCCCCATGTTGGCCGCGCCCGTCGCAGCGATGCGTGTCTGCAATGCGTTGGTCGGTGCGCCTGTGAAGCCGTCAAACTGGTTGCGCGCCGCATCAATAAGCATTTGCTGCGTGCCCTGCTGCATACCGCCTTGCGCCTGCTGGCGGTCAGAAATTTGGTTGCCGAAGCCGAAGCCGAGATTGGAAAGGTTGCCTAGCTGACCCGCGCCTTGCATCTGGATGCCCTGCTGGTTTTGCGCAGCGCCTAACGCGGTGTTGAATCCTTGGTTCTGTAGCCCGGCGAACATATTAGCGCCCTGACGTGCAAAGCCCTCATTTGTTGCGCCCTGCGCTATGCCATGACGTGACCCGCCAAACGCGCCCGCTTGTCCAGCCTGCGCGTCCATTGTGTTCGTTGCCATTTGGCGTTGCCGCTCAAGGTCGCCAAGAGCTTGACCCGTTACCATGTTTTGGTACGGGTTCATAAACGCGCCGATGTTCGGCCCGGCCATTGCCTGTTGCGTCC